GTATATAGTAGGTCATTTCTCTCTCCCCGGCTTAATAACTGCTTTGATGATCGGGACTGGTTTTATCCGGTACTTCGCCATTAACAAGAATATTACTAATGCTGTTATGGCGGGTAGGAATAACCAATAATAATATAATGTTGCGTTAAACGCCGAGTAATTCCAGAAGGCGTGCAGCCCAATAGTGACTATGATACTGTATATATTAAATCTGTACTGCCACCTAATATACCAGAATATTAAGTGCCCAACCAGGAGGAGCCTGAGGAGAACAATGTATAAAACTAGTTGCCCCCACCAATTCATGCCATATGCCAAGGCCTCATATAAGGTGACGAGGATCGGGATAGACACACTTTTAATAATGTTGTATCTGAAGAGGTATTCCCCTACAGTTTTTACCAGTTCCTCGATGACAGGAGCGACGACAACAATCATGAGGGCGAGACGCCACTCATAATCCAACTCCAAATACTCCCTAAACAAGTCATTATATATAGTCATCTCTATCAAAATTATGGACCATAGTATCAAACCTAGCATGATCCACCATTCAATCCACTTCTTCACCAGGTCCTCGATTACTTGAGCCATTTTCTCGCCTCTTCAACCCTCCTAGGATCTATCTCCCCCACAAACAAGGTGACCTTTAGATCTATACGCCTAAGCCTTATACGGACCTTAAGTTTCCCCTCGCGACTCGCCTCCCTCTCCACCCTCTCAACAACCCCTAGATCCAGCCCCCGCAGGAGATCCAGGGTTTCCTCGGTAACCCCCAAGACCAAGTGACCCGGGAGTATCGCAATGAACCTTATCCCCCTCCAGACTTCAACCGGGAGCCCATCTAGAAACTTGAATATTTTGCTTGGTTTACGCAAGGCTAATCACCCAGTCAACCGTAACCGTCTTACTCGAGTCCTTTGTGATCGCGGGGCTAATCAACGCCCTAGCAATCAACAACCCATCCGCAAACAAACCAACCTCACTCAACGTGTATCCATTCGCCGACGCAGAATCAATAAACGCCGAGAAAACCGCCTGACTACCCGAGCGATACGAATCCGTCAAAGCAACCCGATAAACCTCATTCTCCAACGCAGTATCAGTGGACTGCGGACTGGTCGTCCCCGTCCCAACAGCGATGTGACTAGGGATACTACCCGCACCAACAAGCAAATCCAGTATATCATATATGCCATTTAGGACTACGAGGTTCTCTTGGCGGCTCCATATCTTTCCATTCACCCTCACAATAACTATCCCCTTGAGAATATACACCATACTACACCACCATCCTCAACTTATCAACGATTTTTTGGCTAACAATATCAGCGACATAATCGACATCACCAACAACACCAGACAAACTAACATTCACCGTAATATTACTCCCCCCACCCCCACCGCCGGGGAGACCAACACCCGGCAGAATAATCCTACCCAACTCAGGCACACGCGGCTCAATAACAATCTTCCGCACATCCTCCTCCAAACCCTTAAACTCACTATGAATATCACTAACAACCTCACCTACCCGGCGAACCGTCCGCTCACCAAACACACGCGCAACCTCCTCCACATCACGCCACATATCCACCCAGATACTGCCGCCTGTAATCGCCTTCCACAACTCGTTGAAGAAACTGACTATGTCGCCGAAGACATCTTTTATCGTTTGAATAACTGTGTTTAATGCGCCTGTCACGGTGCTGACGACGCTGTTCCAGAGGGTGCCCCATACATCTAGGATCCATTTTTTAGTGTTATTGAATATGTTGAATATCGCACGCATCTTCTCATCTATGCTATCCTTAAGTAATGTCCCGAGTTCACTCCACATATCCACGGCGTACTGCATCCACCCGACCATGCCTTGAAAGGCTTCCCTGAATTTGTCTCGAGCCCGCTCCACGGCAGGTTTAAGTTTCTCTTCAAGAATTGAATTAAACTCTGTTACTGCGTTTACGGCTTTCTCTTTAAAAGCAACAGCCAAATCAATTATTTTTTGTGCGAATTCCTTTACGGTTGGAATGAAACTGTTCGCTGCGTCCTCCACATTTTTTATCCCGTCATTCATCTCCTGTGCATTGCCGACGACCTGCTGTATTGCCGCCGTTACGGTATTTATTAAGGCATCGCCAAGCCGGAGCATCGAGGGGAGTAAATCCTCCAGCGACCGGTTGAAGTTTTTTATTTCTTGTATTATATACTCGATGGAAACATCTGTAGAAGTTATCCAATTAATAAAATTGTTGAATGTGTCTTGTACCGTTATATTGATATAATTACTTAGTTGAGTAAGTGAAGTCTGCATACCATCAATACCAGAAACAAAATTATCCATCTGTTTAGCCAGATCCGTCTGTAACTGTTTTATCCATGTATTAATATCACTTTGTAACGCATTAATATCCTTAGCCAAATCATCAATACCATACTGTGTCTCACTTAGTGATTGACGCCAATCAGACAACTCAGTATCCAACTCAGAAATGCGTTGATCTAAAGTGAGTATGGCGTCCGCCCAGTCAATCATGGCGTCAACCGCAGGCTCCAATCCATACGAAATTAACACGCCAATCTTCAACTTCAACGAGTCAACTTTAGCCCTGAACTTATCAACCTTACCACCCAAAGTCTCCGTACGTATAGTCATAGCCTCCTCCGCGGATCCAGCCTCCCCCAACGAAGCAGCCAACTCCCGCAGAACATCCCCCGCAGACTTCCCTTCCCCGCCAAGCGAAATTAATATATTGGCTGCACGGATACCCTGCTGCCCAAACACATCCAAGAGATACGCGTTTCTCTCCTCCTCGGTGCGTAGGGTCTGTAAATGAACGACTAATTTATCTATTATCTCGGGAAGACTAAGTAGATTCCCCTGCAAATCATAAATACTAAAGCCAAGGTCTTCGCTATGATTAATCAAATCATTAAGCATCGCCTGGAGGTTCCGCCCCGCCCTACCCGCCTCCAACCCAGCGTTATTCAACGCGACGAGGGCGGCGACCGTCTCCTCAAGCGAGAACCCTAGTTGACTCGCCATAGTCCCAGCGAAACTGAGTCCCTGCGCCAAGTCCTCCGCCGACCCAACTGCGGCGATAGATGCATTCACCAGGACATCGACCACACGGGTGGCTTCCGACGCCGACAACCCGAATTGATTCATGATTTGGACGAGCATTTCGCTTGCACGGGTATAGTCCATCGCTTCTAGTCGTGCGAGGAAGATGGCGCCTTTGAGGGCGTCAACTGCTTCCTGCCCCTGTAGACCCGCTTTTACCAATGCCTCTGTGGCTTTTAATGCGTCGTTGATAGATACTCCGTAGTCTATCATCGCTTCTGCGGCGGCGACTAGGTCTTCTTGTAGGGCGAGGAATTCGTCGCCTGTTAGTCCGCTGGCGATTTGGATGTCGGCGAGTGTCTTTTCGAACTCGATGAATGTTTGTATGCTGTCTTCTATGGCTGCCTTGAGTTGTCCGAGGACGTCGTAGGTGAAGTATCCGAGTAGGAATCCGCCTGCGAGTTGCACCATGTCGCCGAGGCCTTGGAATCTGCTTGTTAGGCCTGTGACGCTTGTGCCTACGTTACTAAGTGCTACTGTTGCTTGGTCTACTGCTTGTATTACGATGTTTAGTTTTAGGTCGCTGCTCATTTTGTGTCAATACTAAATTTTTGTGTCAGAATATAAAATTATCCTTACATTATTTAGTAACTATGTAAGATAAACATTATAAATATCAAGATACAATTGTTACAATTGATACAAGATGAGTCTAACAGTAACCCCACAAGTAAGCAAGACAATCGAGTCACAAGACCTACCTAAACTACTAACAACATTCATCGGGAAATCATTCGTCGTCGCCGGTTTAGATCCCAGCGACGGCGGGGGCTTAACCTTAAACATCGCCTCCGGCTCTGCAGTTATAAACGGTTATCTAGCCGAGGATTCCGCGGGTGCCTCCCTGAGTCTTACTGATAATGCGACTAACCATGTTTTTCTCAAGTTGACTAGGAATGCGCAGGGGAAGGTGAATGGCGCGGCGTATGAAGTTAATACCACGGGGACACAGCCGAGTGACTCGATTAAAATCGCAACGGTAGTCACATCTAACGGCGCCATAACAAACATAACAGACGAGAGATATCTATATTTCCCGGTTGGAAAGACACTTGCGGTTGACCAACTAGACGATGTAAGTGGAGCGGGAATAACTCTCGGATGTAGTATTGACCTCGGTGCTAATAAGATAGGATTCAGCACCGGAGATGTAACATTAAAAATTGTTAATACCGGATCCTTGCGGTTAGTAAGATACGCCAATGAATCAATACATGCAGGACTGCAGGTTGGATCAACTATTATTACAGGCTCTCTCAAATTGGATCTATCGACTGGAGAGGCGAAGTTCGGTGCTGACAGTGCAACTGCATATGTTGATATAACGACACACGATGGAACTGCACGAAGAAAAACACTTAGATTCATCGGTGGTCAGGTTGAGTGGTATAGTTGGGACGGAAGCGTGGAGCAGTTGGTGGCGAAGGGAAACAGTGGCTATCTTGATATTGCAAGGGGAAGATTAACTGGAATGCTGGATTGTGGAGGGCAGAATCTTAACAGGGTAAATGCAATTTTGGCTCAATCGGGGGCATACGACCTATATATACAAACAAGAGGAGATACTGATGTAGGACAAAGAGTAGTTATTGCTACATGGGATGCAGCCAGAACAACAAGATTGGACAGATTATCAATAAATCATGGAGCAGACACCGCGGACATAAGTACTTTTGATTCTGTTTTGAAGTTTTTCGTCTCTAGTGGTGATACGTATCCAGCGATTCAAATCACACCTTCCGCAGCGAAGATTGAGTTAGGGGTAGGCGGAACAAGTGCACCAGATGTGGTGTTATATCGCGGTGCCTCAAATATATTGCAGACAGATGATGAGTTACGGGCTTTGAAAGTAGTGTCTAACCTGGGCACCAGACCATACGGTGTGATTAATGATGTTGGTGACCTTAAACTGGTGTCGGTAAAAGCAGACTCAACAAACACTTTAGTCGATAGCCCAGCGGTTAGACTGTGGGGCTCGTATTGGGACTCGACGAATTCGGTTGATGTCGATATTAGCGGAAGCATCTACCTCGATGTTACTGGTGAAGGCACAGCCGAGTTCGTCGTGGACAGAGACTGGAATATTGGGGCAAACAAACTCAAAACAACGAATTTGAGTCTATATGAGGTTGATGCTAATACATTAACACTAGACGATGCGGATGCTACCACAAGGAGAAATTTACGATTAGCAAACCTAGTCGTCGTTAATGAAATAGTTCCAAGCGGGACATATTTTGGTCTAAGAACCACAGCAGATGTATCAAGTTACATCTATTTCCAATCTTATAATGGTGCCTTCGTTACTAATCTGAAACTAATCAATGGCACGGTGGAGATATACGGAGGGAAACTAACTGGAGTTTTCGATGCCAATGGGTATCAAATTAGTAATCTATCACGTCTACACGGTGTGGTTGGAAATGCTGATATGATAATTAGGGCAGGAAGAACTGCTGCCTACGCCGGCGACGCATTCTTCATAAAAACATATGACTCTCTTAATGCGGAAACTGACCGTCTCGTTGTTACTGGTGGTGTTGATAAGGCTGACATCAAAATAGTCAATGCTGAGTTGGACCTGCAGAATAATAGGATAAAGAATGTTGGTTCATTGGATGGGGAGGTTAAGAGGCAGATATTTACACAGTCACTTGTTATGGGCAACTAAGGGGGTGAAAAGAGATGGCGGTTGGAGACGTGAAAAATGGATTGGTATCTATATCGGCTAATGGCTCCGCAGTTATTCAACCACCGAGCGGCGAGGAATGGATGATAGTTAATATCACGGTTTCAGGCGCCGCATCACTCTACTGGACCGATGGGACCACGGATGTACTTATTGACTCGAGCACCGGGGGAAAGACGTGGGCGAACTTCAAGTGGTTCATCACTAACACATTGTATTTGAAGGTGGTTGATGACTCCGGCGGCGGGATAAACATGGTATACGATGGTGTGCAAACAAAATAACAGATGGTGACGGATAGATGAGTATAAAGGGGCCATACAGCGAGGCATACAAATATATAACCCACCCCTACGGCGTCGCCGTAGACAAACAATACGAAATAATACTACTAGACGACTTTATGGATAACCCCACAATAGACAGCAGCGGACCAGCCACACGAAGCGACTTCACCGTCTACCCACCCGCATACCCAATCCCCCACCTAACCGGCGTAAAAACACTCCAGTGGAAACAATTCCCCAGCAACCGCCCCGCTTGGCAGGCGGCGTCCGCCACACCAACGGTCTCCGCCGTAGACAATGTGTTGGGGCTGGTGGATACGGGGGAGATATTCGTCTCCCTCGGCTTTACCACGGCGGAGGGGAGGAGGTGGCGGTTTTGGTGGAGGAAGACGGCGACGGGGGCGACGGGGAACCTTAGGTGGTTCCTCCTTAGGTATGACACTTATAATCATGTGTCTGTTAGGATCTATGCGACAAGTATAGAGTTGGTTAAGCGGGACGCCGGCACCGCCACAACCCTTGGGACATATACTATTACGGATGATACTAGTCAACACGAGTTGTATGTTGAGAGGGTGGGTGGGGCGTGGCGGGTTTATCTCGATGGCTCCTTGATTATTGATGTTGCAGATAATTTCTTACCTAGTACCCCTTGGGAGACCCGGGTTAAGAATACCCTTGGACTTGAAGCGAAAATCAAGTATCTAGTCATAGAAAACATAGTTTAACAAAAACGGTAATGTAAAGGTGGTTATATAGATGTTTTCGTTTATCTATATTTTTATGGTTTTTGTTCTCTATTAGTTTTTGATGAGTGTTTATAGTCATTCTAGTTTTAGGAGGGTTATAAGGTATTTCCGTAGGAAGCGGGGTAAACTTGTTAGTCAATCAACTTTAAAGAATTATGCGTATTGGGTGGAGATGTTCTGTCGGTTTCTCGGTAAGGAGCCTGATGAGGTTATCGAGGGCTGGAGGGATGAGTGGCTCGAGGAATACCTAGATCACTTGTTGGATAAGGGGATCGCGGGGGCCACAATCAGTACATACATACAGGCCGTGGTAACTTGGCTCCGAGTAAACAATCTTAATCCCCGTCGGCCGGTTACACCCACCGTGGTGATAGAAAACCGTGATAGAGCCCCTACGAAAGAGGAGTTGAGAACGATATTGCTTCATAGCGGTGTAAAACTACGTGTGTTCACCTTGTTAGCATCCTCAACAGGCATCCGTGTAGGGGCACTACTAAAACTTAAATGGAAAAACGTAAACCTAGATTTCCAAGACCTATTATACATCGAGGTCCCCGACAAACTCAGCAAGAACAAGCGGGGATACTGGTGCCTAGGCACCCCAGAGGCCAGGGAACACCTCCAGAAATGGCGGGACTACCTCGAAATAAAATTCAACCGCGAAATAACAAGTAACGACCCCCTATTCCCCAACTGGAGTTACCAAGGCATGTACATGGCGTGGACCCGAGTACTAAAAAAAACCGGGCTTAACCAAAAAGGAAACAAATGGTACCTCCTCCATCCCCACACCCTACGAAAATTCTTCCGGACCGCCCTAGACTATGCCCGGGTAAACCCCGAGACACGGGAATTCCTCATGGGGCATAAAGGCGGGGGGTACCGGGAGGCTTATTACAGGCCGTATATGGAGCGGGTGGTGGCTGAGTATCGGAAGGCGATTCCCTACCTCACTATTCTCCGGGAGGAGATAACTGTGGATAGAAAGCGGATGCTACTTGATACTATACGTTTGATGTATCCCGATCTTGATGCGGAGAAGGTATTGGAGATCGAGAAATTACTCGGTGCGATAGATCTAGATCTCGATATAAATCAATTGAGTAAGTTAATAAGAGATAAACTTAAGAAGCAGAAGATAATTTACCGCAGTGATTTGGAGAGTTATTTGGAGAATGGATACCGGGTTATTTTGAAGTTGGATAGAAAAAGGTTTGTGGTGGAAAAAATTTAGTGTTTAATAATCTCTTTTATCCGCTCATTATACTTCAAAAATATACGTAGTACTGTTTGGACTACTTCACTATCGCTACCTATATTTGCAAGTATCGGATCTATCTTTTTGATGCGTTCCAATAGTTCCGTGTCGATACGCACGGTTTTACTTCTTTTGACCATAGTGACACACCCCACTTAAAGTATAAACCAAAATATATATTTAAGGGTTTGTCACAAACGAAATTTCTGATAGATTTATATATTTTTGACACAATTTTTTATAATTGATAAAAATGACACAGATGAAACCCGTACACGCCCACTGGATCGGGCGATACTACTGGTGCGCCCAATACTTCCTGTTGAGATTAGAGGGCCACCAACCAGACATCTCACAACGCCAATCCGTCATCAAAGGGAGACAAGTCGATGAGTGGCTTAAAACCCGGCCGAGAAGCGAGGGAGAAACAAAAATTCTTGAAAAATTAAATCAGTATCGCAATCCCGATACAAATGAGTTTCACAGAGACTATCGTGACTGGGAGTTAATCGGGGACCCGGACGACTTCCTATTCGACTTCAAAAACCGCATAGTAATAATACGTGAATACAAAACCATCGCGGGATTCAACGCCGTATCAACCTATGTACTCGGCCCAGCATCCCTACAACTAAAAACCTACGCATACATCCTCCAACCCATATTCAAAAAACTCAAGTGGAAAGTCGCAGGACACCACTACGTCGAATTCTACACCCGAAACGGAATATTCATCGACAGATACATAATCCCCTACGACATAGACGAATACCTAAAAACCCTCGACTACCTATACCGCCTCACAAAAAAACAAGAAGAAATCATCCCCCCACAACGATGGAAATGCAAGTCATGTCCCCTGACAGATGTCTGCCCACTATTCCCCAGGCTCTGGCCCGACATCGAGGAGGGGATCCAGACGTGAATTTCAGGAAGAGTGTGGGGCAGTTCCGGGGCTATCTTGAGTTGCATAAGAAAGGGGTTCTTTTGATAAAGGAGTATCTGGAGAAGCAGGGTCACAGGGTTCTGCTTAATCTTGATGTTGTTGATACTACGGTTTTTACTGAGTCGCATTTGAAGTTTCAGTATGATAATGATTTTGATTTGTATGATTTGACGTTGGATAAGCGTATCGATGTGAAAACCACATTCTCAGACAAGATCTGGATTAATCCCAAGCGGATACGATACTTCATGCGATACAATATTATGTTGTGGTGGCTTTTTTGGGAGACGGGTGAGGTGATCGAGGTAGATCCAACCACACTAGATCTAAATAGGAAGGAGGGGGTTGTGCGGTATAACCGGTTTGGGGAGAAGCGGCTGGTGTTTCCTAAACATATAGGTTGTTTTCTTTTTAAACTCCCCATAAGTGGGGTGGAGAAACCATGAAAAATAAAGGTGTTCCCCGGGTACGCTGGATACTAAGTAAACACGCATTAAACATGTTATTCATCCCGATACGGGACTTCATACGCCAAACAAGTAAGGGTGTTTGCCTCAGTTATTATCGTGATCAAATCCCGGACATAGAGATCTACCTTGACAATATTTGGCGGTTGAGCCGTGGAGATCATAACCGGTTTATACATATTCTATGCCGCACCTTTCTACATGAATATCTACATTTCCTTGGTGTAAGGGACGACAGGGAGATTAGGTGGATGGAGGAGATCATACATGCCTGGTAAACCTGATTTTAAGGTATTTCAAGGTATGGACCTTGAGATCCATGTATGGATCCTAAAAAAATGGCGGTTGAGGCTACGTATTTTTGACAGATTAATTAATGAGTATAAATCTGGTTATATCACAATCAAGGACCCCGAACAACTAAAGACAAAGATTTCTCGGGATAAATTTGGTAAGGTCATTTGGACAGAGGTTTTAAACCAAGATAATGAACAACTTCTATTTCTCATAGATCTTTTAAACGAGGAATTAGAGAAAAGAAGGAAAAAACCAAAAAAATATGTTAAATTGGAGGAGAAACAAGAGGTCGATACAGAAATTCTAGAAGACAGTTTATTACTATATAAAATTGTTGATGCAATACGTAAATTCCCGTTGGTCCGGGAGGATATAAATGCATTAACCACATTCCTAATCATTTTCTCAGGGCAAACAAGATATCCTATATCCGCTATAATCGAGGGGTTAAGCAGCACCGGTAAAAACACCATTCTCCGGGCCGTAGAACGGTTTTTCCCGGAGGAATGGATAGAATACTTCACCACGGCAACCCCCGAGGCAATAAAATATTTAGATCCAAATTTTAGGGGGACATTAATTGTGTATGAACAGGCGGGTATAACTAGTAATACGGGGGCTCTAGGGTTGAGAGCCATAGGTGAGGGGGAAAAAATAAAGACAATTCTACCCATTAGGGACGAATCGGGTAGGATTGTATTGGCGGAGCATGAGACTAATGCGCGTAATTTTATTACTACTACCACAAAAGTAGATATTGAACCTGAACTCGCGACAAGAATATTTACATTAAGCACTGATGATTCACCTGATGCCACACGGAAGGTTGTTGAAACGGAACTGGATTATGCATGGACCCCCAAAACCCTTAGATCCATTCTATATGATGAAAAGCCGCTTGTCGAGCCTGATTTAATAAAGCAGGTTCTCCGGGCGGTAAATTGGAGCGAGTATGAAGTCATCACAAAACTTCCGCCTTTTCTTGATAATTTACGGTTCCTCACTCCTCGGCTACGGAGGGATGTAAAGAAACTTGTTAATCTCATAAGGATACTTGCGATTTTGAATTATCGTCGTCGGACTCTTGTCCGTGTTGGTGAACACCGATATATTATTGCTGGTTTGGAGGATATCTATGTTGCATTGAGAATTGGAAACCATATTTTTAGGTCTACGTTTACTGGGTTGACGCGGCGGTTACAGGAGTGTTTTGAGATGTGTATGAAGGTTGCATCTGTAGATGTGGATAAACCTTTTACGGTTAAGGATGTGCAGAAGATGTATCTTGCTGAGAATAAAACTAAGATTGGGTATACAACTGTTTATCGTTATCTTGAACAACTTACTGATTTAGGGTATTTATTTAAAGATAGTAGTGGCCGACAGAATCAATATAGTATTGCACGTATGGATATAACTGATATTCAAATTTCTATCTCAAAAGAGTTTGCAGATGAATATTTAAAGCATGTTTCCGAACGGTTAAGAGAGTTTGAAGCATTAAAAAATCTTTATGGACAGGAAGTAGAGTTTATACAGATCAATCTCGATGAGCGGGTGTTTGATCCTTTTACTGGGGAGGAGGTGGTTTTCTCGTGATCTTTTCAATTCGAGTGAAAAGTTACTGGAAAGTAAATGAAAAGTTTAGGCGGGTTATTTTGGGTGATTTGGCTCAGGAGAACGCCCCAATTTCCGAAAAGTATCTTTTCAACTTTTCACCGCGGGGTGCATACGTTGAATAAACAAGAGCGAATCCGGGATATCCTGTGGAGCCTTATTGAGCATCTGGCCGGTCTCCTAGAAGATAATTCGCTCTCGGTGGGGGAGAAGATCCGGGTGTCACAGGCACTTACAACCGCGATAAACACATGGTACAAGATAATGGGGGAGGCGGGTGATGAAGAAATAGATCTTGCTCAGATCCTGAGTAAGATCCCTGGAAAAAGTTTGAAGAATATTGAGGGGATTGTTAAGGAATATAAGAAGGTTACTAAATATCGGCCGCCGGTGGCCCCCGATATCCTACTCATTATAAAGATACAAGATCTATTGGATCAGGCTATGAAGGGTGATGGGGATGCGTTGGACCGTATCGTTAAGTTAATCGTAAAGCATCGTAAAGCCTATCGTAAACCTTATCGTAAAGGTGAGGCCAATGGACATCGATAAAGAACTACAACACCTAAAAGGAATCTATCAACAAATAAACAAGTTGAAGGAGGGGCAACTGATTGAGGTTGTTTGGCTAGATGCTTCTACCTCCCGTGATGTCCGGAGATTAACACGGATAGTGATTGAGACGGTAAAGAGATCGATAGGGTATTTTATTACAGCCAAATATGGTTACATCGTGTTGTATTTTGAGGCCACCGACGAATCCAGTTATGAGATCCTATCTATTCCAATCGCATGTATCAAGAAAATAACCATATTCAGCGCCATTGATGAGGAGGGATTCAAACGTGGGAAAAAGACGGTTAGAATAAACCCGGTAATAATCTCTATCCCCGTGGGCCAAGGCACAAAGGAGATACGTAAATTCGGTAGGGACGAGGTGATACCGTGATAGAAAAAGTCTTAGAGCGAACCCGTAAACGCGGTAAAAAAACGATAAAGGAGCCGCCGAGCCAAACACTCATCTGGATATTCAAACTGCTGATAGTATTTTTCATTGGCCTCGTGTTTTTGGAGGCATTATATATTGTGTTGACGGGTGAGTTGAATCCGCAGATTTGGAGTGGAATAATGACGATAGTAGGGGCTATAATAGGGTTAATAGGAGGCCGACGACTATGACAGAAAAACGGATGATATTGAGGTATATGGGTAGTAAGAGTTTTTTGGCGGATTGGATTATAAGTCATTTTCCTAGTCATGATTGTTTCGTTGATGTATTCGGCGGGGGGGGGTCGTTGATAATTAAAAAACCACCGAGTAAGATAGAGGTATTTAATGATATTGATGAGGACCTTATTAATTTCTTTAAAGTTTTGCGAGAAAAACCACATTATCTATTCGGCGCTGTTTATTATTTACCTTACAGTAGGAAATTAAGAGAAGAATTAAAAAAAATATATTATAATCGTGATGAATGGTTGTGTTTAGATGATATATCACGTGCTGCATATTTCTTTTATTTATGTAATTTGTCTATGAATGGTGTTTTTCAATCTGGGTTTAGGACTTCAAAAGTAAATAAAAACGAGGCTGTGGGGTATAATAAGAGAATTTTTAGGATATTTGAAGTAGCGGAGCGATTTAAATCTGTTATTATTGAGAATCTTGATTTTGAGAAGTGTATAAAAAAATATGATACAAAAAAAACATTATTTTACTGTGACCCCCCCTACTTTGATGATATAAAAATAACAAGAAGAAGATATTATCGCCATCGTTTTTCTACCGAGGATCATAAACGGCTCTCAAATATATTAAATCAAATAAGAGGTATGGCTTGTGTCAGTTATATGTATCATCCCATTTTAGAAAAATTATATCCTCGAGAAAAATGGATCTGGAAAGAAAAACAATGTAAAACATTCACACGCCCAACACCAGCGGGAAAACGTTCTTCCCGTATTGAATTGTTAATTATGAATTATCGAGTTGATGTGTGATGAAGTATAAATATAAGGAGAAACTGAAGTTGGTAAAGGAGGACCCCGTAGTCTTCGCCGAAGTATTCCTCGACTTCAAACCAACACCCTATCAGGCCCAATTCCTCCGCGACGACACACCCGTCCTCGTGGCCGTGTGGAGTAGGAGGGCGGGGAAGACGACGGCGACTGCGGTTAAGGCTATTCACTATGCTTTTACTAGGGGTGGGGCGCCGGTTGTGATTGTTAGCCCGAGTTTTCGGCAGAGCAGGATTATGTTTGAGAAGATTAAGGAGTTTATTATGGCGTCCCCGGTTCTGCGGAGGTCGGTGGTTAAAATGTGGGAGGCCCCTGATTTACGTATTAAACTATCGAATAGAAGTGAGATACTTGCGTTGCCCGCCTCCCCAGATAAGATCCGTGGGTTGGGGGCCGCGATGGTTATCGTGGATGAGGCGAATTTCGTGGATGAAAAAATTTTCTCGGCCATTACACCGATGATGGCGACTGTAGAGAAACTCTATGGGTTCCGGCCCAAACTAATTCTCCTCTCTACCCCCATCAACAAAGACCACTATTTCTATCGTGTGTATCTCCAGGGGAAACATGGTGAGCCGGGGATAACTGTGCATGAGGTTACGGCTGACCAGGTCCCCTTCATCACTAGGCAGTTTCTGGAGGAGGAGAGGAGGAGGATGCCGGAGGAGATCTTTTTGATGGAGTATTATTGTCGGTGGCCGGAGGCGATTACACAGTATATCACGGTTGATTTGTTGGATAGTGTTTGTTCCCGGGAGTTAGTTGCGGCCCGGGACATCGATGAACTGAAGGATGAGTATAAAACGGGTGATCTATATATCGGCCTAGATCTAGGTAAACTCCGGGATTACTCGGCAGCCATTCTCCTACAGAAGTATGGGGATGTCTATCGCGTTGTACTGGTTCGGCTGTGGCCTTTGAAAACGAGTTATGGCGAGATCATTGGTTGGGTGAAGCGTGCGAACTGGGAGTTGGGTATTACCCGGATCGCGGTTGACCGGAGTGGTGTGGGGGAGCCTGTGTATGAAGATCTAAGGAAAACATTGGGTGTTAAGGTAATGGGGATTATATTCACGGAAAAGCGGAAGGAGAGCCTCCTCTCCGACCTGAAAACCGCGTTTCAACAACAAAAAATAGTTTTACCTTGGCACGAAACCCTTAGATCCCATATACTCGCAGAAAAAGTTGAGATAACAAAAACCGGGAACCTGAAATTCTGGCATGATGAGGCCAATACCCATGATGACTTGTTGTTTGCATTGGCCCTAGCCTATCACGCTACACGTACAGAAAAAGTGTTATGGACTAGTCTAAGCAAACAATAGAGAATAAACTAAGAAAAAAAGACAATAAAAAAAATAATGGGGTTATTTTTGGATGGCAATCCATGCTCCACACTTGGGGCAGACGAGGACGATCCCCTCTGCCCCCTTCCTTGGCTTTTTTTGTTTTATTGATGACCCGCATTCTGGACACTTCATTTTCTCACTCTGTATAACGCTACTCCCCATGCAAATGGTTGGGGCGCAACATAAAGCCACCTTTCAAACTTAGCATTTTCTGGTGTCAAAGTTTCCCTTCGCTGTTCGAGATTGCTATTATCATCTGTAACCAAGGTCGCTTTGATAATTTTTACAATGTATTCTTCCGGAATAATATTAATAAAATTACTAAGCATTTCGTCAAGCCACTCGGGGGGCTCAAGACCCAGACCCTCTTCAAGCGCCCTAATTATAATAGCACTTTTTGTAGTATTCAAGTCTTGAGTAATACGTAAAAGATGGGTTTTAAGATGGTGTGGTATTTTAAACGAGATTGTTTCTCTTGGTGGCATGGGTTTATATATTCCTATGGCGGATGCAGCCGTTATGATCTCTGTGGCGGCGATGATTTGGCTCGTTGTGGGTTCGCCGCCTTGATATAGGGCTACTTGCTGATAATACTGTGTATATCTTGGTAGATACTCGGGATGCTTTTCCTGTAATGCATTATACAAATCTTCCCATATTTCCTTTGCTAACCGAATAACTTCACTCATCTACATCACCTTTGGTAAGAAAAAACACATATCTCCACGCCATCAATATTGATGTATATCCCTGTCTTTCTCTTTATCTCTTGGATCTCAAGTTTTTCAAGTCCCTCCTTAGTTACTTTGTAGTATTCACTTTCAACTTCTTTTCTTCCACTCGACTGATATTTTGTGAATCGCCGTATGATTGTCCCTATTGGTAACATTATATAATATTTTTTATCATAATACTGATTTTTCCGTGAAAATGTAGATTCATCTACGAGTCTATAGTCATCAGCTTCCCAAGGTGGTATGAATTTTCCTCGCTTTACATCATAGAAACTATCGAGTGTCATTGTGTATTGTCCATAACTACCCCATGTTTTTTTCTTGAAAATCAATTCCACCTCCCTTGTCTCAGAGGTGGTGTTGTTTTTATTAATCATACTCATTTGGGTATCACCAATCTGGGTATTACCAAAACCAATATATAAATATTTTTTACACAAACATGTCAAAAATGATTGGTTTATTTATATTTTTTGGGGGATTCATACCACGCAGGCCGCAGCGTCTTCCTATACACCATCAACCCAAGACGCTCCAACTCCCTAATAAACTGACGGGTCTTCCACAACGGCGGCTCAGGCAATCTATTATAATAATTATCATACCCGACAAAGACGAATTCAGGCGAAAGATTATATATCATGGTAAGGAGAGTAGGTAATTCAAAAACAAGTATAGGTTCAACACTAACAAATTTCCGTGGATGCCTTAACATCCGCATCGCATTATAACGATTATGTGGTAAAGGAGCATCAGTATATATCCGTGGATAATTAGTTTCAAGGGTAACCCCTAAGATCATGTTCTCAGTAAATAGGTCTTGGAATAACAGGTATCTCTCGGGATTCTTGGTTAAAAATAGGAATGTAGCCTTACTACCACTATCACGTATTGCATCCAAGACTTTTTTTATCCATTCATCTGGAACCCAGTATCCCCATAAATCCCCCATGCTGGTTACAAATATAGTGCCGCTCTTAGGCACCTTTTTTAACCTCTCCGGCCAAAGCCGGGGGGGTCATTATCACTAGATTATAACCAATCCACACCTCACTCATATTCGTATCACCTCTCCCCCGACGGGGAGGATACGGGAGAACCGGGCGCATCCTCTCTCATTCCCATAGGGTTGGCGCCCGGCGGGACGGGGCATCGCTGTGGTGATACAGCAACATCCGCCTATCCCCCCCGCCGTCTAGGGAATGTGTGGGGCGGGTTGGGACCAGCACCGCGTCGGGGGCCGGTTGACTGAGCCCACCGAGTCAGCCGGCCATTACCCTCCTACCGCCATTGGAGGCACCCGGACGGCGTGGCCACCCGTCTCCCCCATATTTTTATTCACAGCATCGCCACCTCTATTGATACTATTATTAGGTATACTAGGACTGATATGATTAGGAAGACGAGTTTTTCCCAGAATGTCGCTGGGAGTAGGAACCACCATAGAAGCATTATTGGGACTAGTGGTATGAGTACGAATATGACTATGATTATTATGATGATTGTTATATTGTTTATTACCTCAACTGGGTCCATTTTTTTTATTCACCTACTCGTTGGGCGATAAACATTATTTTATACAATTTGTTTTTGTCTTTGAATTTGAATTCAACTGTGGTTGTAGTGACCTTTAGAACTATCCCTTTTCTCTGCAGTATCTTATTGAAGTCATCGATTAATCCTTGTTCTTGTGCCTCGTTGAATCCCTCGACGATCTTCCATATCAATTCACGATACAATATGTCTCTATCCTGAGAAAACAATTGTTTTCACCCCGGTTGGTTTATAATTATGTTTTAATATCTCGTTTTTTTCGAGATCGGTAATCATCTTATGAAGCAATTTTATCTCTGTGTTATCTATAAAATAATTAGTGTTTGCCTTCCAAACAACATCGAGATTTGCGCCCTTTAATACATTAATTATCACAAGCCTAGCACTCGGTGGATCCTTCGGGTCAAAGGCTATAATAATGAAGTCTCCACGTTTCATTGTAGGATGTAAACGATCACGTATTTTCTCTAGAAATTCTGGGTAACTACCTGCTTGCACAACCGATATCTTCTTATACATACCGCTATACCACCTATACACAACAAACTTAAACAATAGTCCTCACCTCCACAGGAATTTTTACACCATTCTTAACAAGCAGGTTATATGCCCGGCGTCTGTGCTGCCGTCCCCTGCCCCGGCTGCATGGCTGCCGCCCGATAATTAGGTACCAGATTATTAGGTGGGGCTCGCTGCCCCGGATGGCCTGTGCGAGGCTATGGCGCTGAAGGGCTTGGCGGGTGTGGAAGTATTTTTTGCAGATGGGGCAGTAGTCGGCGTTGTATATGTCTGGGTGCTTGGCTCTTATGTGGATGAATAATCCACCGACGTTATCGGATTTGAATTGGCAGCCGAGGAAGGGGCACTCGATTTTCTCATACATCCCAAATCACCTTATAAACAAATAACAATATGCCTAATCCAACCCCCACCACAAATGCGAGGTTGGATATAACCATTCCATTCTGGATATAAACATCACGAGGAGTATTCAAAATGAATAACCCCTCGTAGATGCCATAAACTAGGTTGCGTGTGAAGATGGGGAAGGCGGCGGCCGCCTCTTCCACATCATCCCACAAATCCCAGATAATAATTATTAGCATGATTATTGCTGCACCGATCCCCCCACCAAAACTGACTATGAGGGGGCCGAGGGGATGCGTGGGCATCTGGGTCCAGACTACCCCTGCGCCGAATGGGGTTTTGATTATGTATCCGTCGCCGCCGAGTAGTCGGAGTATGGTTAGGTGGCTCCACTCGTGTATGCCGGTGTCAACAAATAGAAATATTGTTAGGCAGAATGCGTATTCAGCGATGGATATAAAAAGTTGTTTGGGGTTCACTTCTGAACATTCACCTCATTTAATTTTAAGTATAATTTTATTACCTCGATTTTCTGCATAACATAGTTCATATCTATATAGTTGGTGCGGGTTAATTCCCGTAGTAATCCGGTTAGGGCATAAGTATATTGATTATCATTAGACTCATAGAATCTATCAAATAACTCCCTGATAATCCTGAGGGTGTTCTTTTGTCTTTGATCTAGTGTGCCCTCTGGGATCTTCATTCCGTCACCTCGACAAACTTCACGTGCCGGAATACACTGATTTTCTTTACAGATCCATCTGGTTGGACTATTTCTTTGGCTTCCCGGTGGGTAGTGGCGATGTATAATGGAACGTTAAAATCGGATGCAAATCTATATGCGGCGATGAAAAATCGGAAATCGCCTTGAACCCATAATGCATCAAAAACCTTTCCTTCGACAATGTTAAGAAATATATCGATGACATCTTCCATCTCTAGTTTTGGGTCGATGATGGGATGTTTTATAAATATTGTTTCTTGGTAACCCATCTTGGTAAGTTGCTGTAACTGTTCCTCGGTTGGTTCGTGGTTTAAGATTATTAGGATGCTTTTCATGGCTGGATCATCTCCTCACATTCAAAACAAATTTCCATTTCTTTCTCTTCCTCTGTTTCTAGGTTGCATCCGCAGAATCGGCAGTGTTGAATTGGTGGGTATTCGGCTTCGAGAAGGGTTTGGTGTGTTTCATATCCTAGTGGTCGTGTCAAACTCATCATTTTTACTCAATATAATTGTATTGTTACTAAACTATATAAATGTTATGTTTGAAACATCTGTTTTATTTATATGGTTTTGAAACAAAATAATTATATTGATGACACCAAATAATTACAACCTCGATGTCGACTGGGAGGAGGTATCCCGGCGCCTACAAGAAAAACAGTATGAGAGACACCCAATCCTCAAACTAAGGGATAACCACATATACCTAGTTAAATTCTTATCTGAACCCCGGCAGGTCAAAACAATATACGGCGAAGCAAATGTAGTAAATATCGAACTCATAAAATCTAATGATCACACGGTCCAGCCCGGGACATACAGCATATTCATCAGCCAAGTCGTTCTATGGCGGGAAATCAAGCGGTATCTTCCTATAACAGGTAAAACACTTGTAGTTGCTAATCTCGGCAAACCTGAGGGTAAAAAATACAAAATTTACAGGGTTATGACGGCGGAGGAGGCCGGGATACCCCCCACCTAACTTTTTTATAACATGGTGGTTTTTATGAGGAAAGTAAAAGGCGGATACCTATTCACAAAAAAAGAGATAAAGGAGAAGTATGGTGGAATCAAATGGGCCAACCCAAAATTCCTCAAGAAATGGAGGGGATACGTAATATATATTCTGCGAGACGGGGAGATGGCTTATCTCGCAACATCACGGCTGCTGGGGATAACCATTGGTGATTTAATAACCATGATAGAAGAGGATCCCGACCATACCCTATATTACTTTAAAAAACCGAGTCTCTTGGCTCGACTAAGGAAGGGGCTTGGATTGTGATGCGGTGGTTGCGATGGGTAGGCAGTGCCCCAAATGTGGCCGTGGAATGTTTAGATGGAGGAAACTCAGGAAACATATCCGGGAGCACCACCCGGATTACCATCACAGGTGGATTCAGACGGGAAAACCAAGTGGGTTTATGAAGGAGGGAAGAAGATGAGTTGGATAATAAATAAGTTCAGAAGAAATAAACCCCAATTGACATTTATCCCCGTGTATAAGGCTAGTCCGGAGCCAAGTACATTGAAGCAGGCTCCATCGTGGTTCTGGCAGGCCCCCTATGGCGTGCCACGGGGAGTAGATCTAACAGAGATTCGGAAGTTTGGGAAGTCAACTTGGGTAACCATGTGCATCAACAAAATAATAAACACGGTATTGTCGTTTGAGTGGAATGTTATTCCTCTGGAGGAGAATGTTCCGGACAGAGAGATCTCCTTAGTCGAAGAGTTTTTTGACGATCCTAATGCCAACAACGAGACGTTTGAACATATTCTACGTAAGGTCCTGAGGGATGTTCTTGAGATTGATGCTGGGACAATAGTAAAAGTATTCGATAAAAACAAGCAATTACGGGAGATCTATGCGGTTAACGGCGCCACCATACTTATAAAAACAGATAAGCATGGTGTACTCGAGAAATATTATCAATATAGTTTCTCTGGTGGTATGCAGCCCATAGAGTTCGGTAAGGATGAGATTATTTATATGAAGTTGAATCCCCGGACCGACAGTCCCTATGGATATAGTCCCCTACAAAGCGTCCTGGATATAGTTAAAACTCTTGTACTCAGCATTACACAAACCAAATTATACTTTGAGGAGGGAAACATCCCTCCAGGTATAATCGCGTTAACCGGAATGAGTCAAGAAGATTTCGAGCGGTTCAAAGAATATTGGGAGGAAGAGATAAAGGACAAGAAACATAAACTACCAGCGGTAAATGTAGATGCGAAATTCATCCCATTCAGCTTCACATTAAAAGATCTACAGTTCCTCGAGACACAGGAGTGGTTCTCTCGGCTAGTCATGTCGGCCTACGGCGTCCCACCCTCACTACTTGGTTTTACAGACACTGTAAATAAAGCGACGAGTGAAAATCAAACGTATAACTTTATGGCGACTACTATTATGCCATTAGTGCGGTTGGTTGAATATCATATTAATCATGAGTTGATATGGCCCCATTTATCCGAACGGGTCCAACTGAAATTCACGCCCCCCGAGGATTACCTGGAGGCCCAGCGTAAAAGCGAGATCAACAAAACCTACCTTACACTCGGAGTCCTAACAATAAACGAGGTAAGACAAAAAATGGGGCTGGACCCAGTGCCATGGGGCGACGAACCCTTCGACCTAAAAACCTTCGCACAACTAGGCTACCTCACACCACAACTAGAACCAACAACAGAAGAAGAAAAAACCATCAAATCCATCCCCGCAAGGAGATACGGACGCCGACTCAGAGACGAGATATACCGGCTACTAATCGAGGAGCGAGACAGGATACTGGGTGAGGTGGAGTGAGGCTGCGTTTTGTTGGGCTTAGTCTTCTCTTGATGTTGCTTTTATCGATTTTCACTTTGGCTCTTTTTTTGCTTGTTTTTGTCGGGCCGTTGGCGGCCGTCCTATTATCCACCTACCTCGTGTTGCTAATACTTTTGGTGTATGGTATTCTTGAGGTGATGGAGGATTGACCGAAAAGAAGCGTCCTAAACTGGATATAAGGTATCATCTTGGGGATAAGATCTATAAACGTGTGATAGATAAAATTCTCGAGATCCATAGGTCCCGTGATCATCTTTATGGGGATAACTGGGCATTAATGAGTCTTGAGTCACTTCTTTATGCAGCGGCATATAAGATAGAGCGGGCGCGTTTCACAGAGGACTTAGATAAACAACTTGATGATCTGATGGATGCTGCTAACTATATTGTATTCGCCATAAACCGTTTACTTGATAAAAAAGAGGAGAGGGACGATGGATGAAATAATAAACATAATACGCAGGTTAGAGGCAGTTATTAATATGCTTAAACTATTACCTGCCACTAATAACCCTCTTCTTTTGTTAGATCAAATCGAGAGGCACCTCGAGAAGGCCGGATTAGACATTTCCCTATTAAAAACAAGATTACTTGTTCAGAAGGTGGTGGAGGGTGAAGATAAAGGAGCGACTTGAATCCCAACTAAAAACACTCGTTAACCAAGTCACAGAAGAAATTATAAACTTGGCGTTGGACGACGCTCGGAACGAGTTGATAGACACCATACTGGCACAAGACATCACCCTAGAACAACGCAGAAAACTCATGGATCTAAAGGAAACCATGCTACAATACATCTCCAACGCCCTCCAGGAACTAGAAAACAGAATCAAGGTCCAACTAGACCTATACAGATCTAAAAGCCAAAACAAGTTCCAGACCCTAAACAACATCCGCCACACCTTCCGCGTCTACAGATCAAGGATCCAGACAATCCTATTCACCGAACTACACCGAATCTACATACACACCAAATACTACCTATACCTAGACAACAACACCCAATACATCGAAGTCGGACCCGGCACCACCGAAATAGACCGCAAACTCCGGGGAATATACCCCATCGAACGCACCCCACTCCCCCCATTCCACCCCAACTGCACGGTTGATATCCACCCGGTCACGGGGGAGGTATCACGTATGTTGTACAGGGGGGATGAGGTTTTGGTGGATAGACTTAGGGATGTACTGCGGGTTTGGGGGGAGGGGATGGGGGTTAGGGAGTTGGCTGAGAGGCTTGGTTTGTCGGTGGTTACTACCTATAAGGTGCTTAGGGCTGTGGGGTTGAGGTAGGTTGGCGTTGGAGCATGTTTATCGGTTGCCGGAGCGGTGTGTTTGTGGGGGGAGGCTTAGGCTTAGGGATGTTGAGGTTGTTGAGGGGGAGTATTGGGGGGTATTGATGATTCTTGTTTGTGAGGAGTGCGGCGAGGAGTATTTTGAGCGTTTTTGATTTATATATATACACGTTTGGGGTATTCTATAACCGTGTTTATCATAACCTTATTTATCACTTCTGGATAAAACACCATCCATTTTCCCCTTTTTTTGGTTGTTGGCCCCACCAAAAAATTATCTATATTTCATGAAATGGAAAGTTGAAAAGATATCTTTTGGGAATTACGGGGTTCTCCGGCGTTATTTTAGGTAATCTGAGCCGCCTAAACTTTTCATTTACTTTCCAGTTATTTTTCAGGGTTTTTGGAAAGTTTAGTTGTTTTTAAAATGTTTCATTTGAAACAATATAGTGCTTTTGACACAAATAATCCTTATTGGGGTGTTACTAACGTGAGCAAAACAATCGAAATAGAGTTTACCAAAACCCTCCCCATCGCAAAACAAGAATACGACGAAGGAATACTACGAATCTGGGGATACGCATCAACCAACGACGTAGACCACATGGGAGACATAATAACCCTAGAAGCCCTATCCAACGGAATCAACGAATACCTCAAATTCCCAACCATCCGCTATATGCATCGACCCGAGCCAATCGGGAGGGTTGTAGCGGCAAGTGTGGATGACAAGGGACTGTTTATCGAGGGAATTATCGTCGACGAGAAGGTGCAGAGACTGATCCAGACGGGTGTGCTTAACGCCCTATCCATCGGCGGATGGATAAAAGACTACACTTATGAAAATGGAAAACGCGTAATCAGGGACCTACGAATAGTTGAAATTAGTGTTGTTGATGTTCCCGCGAACCCCAATGCGGTTATAACCGAGTTCAAAGGGATAGTACCATCACACAATACATCCTATGGCAAAGTTGAGGATTCTTGGGATGCAGACGCAGCAGAGAAGAGAATAAGGAGATGGGCCTCACGAGACGGCTCCGGCGAAAAAGAATTCATCAACTGGAGCCGGTATGCAGAGGCCTTCGCATGGTACGACGACAAGGACCCCGAGAACTTCGGCTCATACAAACTCCCGCACCACGACATCCGAGACGGAAAATTCGTTGTGGTCTGGAGGGGAGTAGTCGCAGCCATGGCGGCCTTATTGGGGGCGCGGGGAGGCGTCAGGATACCCGAGGAGGACCGTAGACGAGTGTACAATCATCTTGCTAAGCATTACAGGGAGTTTGATAAGGAGCCTCCTGAGTATAAATCGCTTGTCGAGGCGCTTATCGACCGCGTGGATCTTCTCGAGGAGGTTCTAAAGACACTTTCTATAGTTGTCAACGAGATCAATACACCGCTGAGAGTCACCAAGGATCTTGATGTCGCCAAGGAGATCCATGAGATCGAGGAGACAAATGAAGAAGAGGAAGTGGCTGAGATTCTTCCCTTGAAGGAAGATGAAGAGTTTAAGCAGCGTATCATCGAGGAGATGGTTATTGATACTGAGGAGGATGATGGGGAGGAGCCGATTAGAAGGCACAGCGGTGAACCGGAGCCCCAAACCATTGCACCCCGTGTCCGGGGATTTTTCGATTTATTAAAAGTAAAGTATGGAGGTGAGAACAAATGAAGGGATATAAATTAAGTTTTGGAGACCTGCCGGAGGGAACAATATACTTCGACCCATGGCACAAAATCGATTTGAGAAGCGAGTTGAAAGCAAGGCTGGAAGAGATGCCTAAAGCGGAACTAGAAAAACTGTTGGTCGGCGACATTACATGGCCCGTATTTGTCGAACCAGACTTCATCGACATATCAGCAAAAAGAACACCAGTCCTCGAATTAATACCAAGAAGAACAGTACGAGGAAAGTCAGTGGACTACAACAGAATAACCGCCAAGGCGGCTGCTGCATGGGGTGGAGAGACCGATGCCCCAACCTACTCAGCCGACACTTACCAGTCGGTGAGTAAGAGTATAAAGTACCTGAGGATCAGGGGTAAGGTCAGTGGCCCCGCGATAGCAGTCGCCAGTAGGTCAGGGTTCATCAATGCCTATCAACACGAAGTAATAATCAAGACGCAGGCCCTCATGGAGAAACTTGAGGAGACCATCATGACTGGTGACACTACACAGGACGCAAATGCATTCAACGGCTTGATTACTGAGGCGAAGGCCAGTGGACAGACAAGTAATAAGGCCGGTGCATCCCTCGCCTTGTCAGACATAGATAACTTGTTGGCTGATTTGGAGAAGCAGGGTGCATCGCCTGATGTGGCTATATGTGGTCCGAGGGCCTTTGCACAAGTGAAGGCATTGCTGCAGGCTAACCAGAGGTTCGTTAATGTTACTGAGATACAGGGTGGAATCGTTGCCTTGGAGTATGCTGGGATACCATTTGTATCCTCAAGGTTCGTGCCGGACAACGCCTATGACGCCACTAACAATCCTGATGGACGTATGATACTCTTTGTTGATATGGACTATGTCTGGCTTGGTGTACTGCAGGACGTTACTGTTGAGGAACTTGGTAAGACCAGTGACGCCGTAGAGTTCTTAGTCAAGTGGTATGGTACCTTAGTGGATCAGGCTCCGGAGTACCTAGGGTTGATCTACGGCTTACCCTAAATACACATAGATCTATAGTGTTCCCTCTCCCCCAATTTTTTTTATTATTGTCTATGGAGGTGAAGAAAATGGGATTTAGACACTGGATAGGAAGCGGAGGAATAAACTATAAACCCAAAATATTAAAGGCGTCGGCCACAGCATCTATTCCTGCGGGTGGAAACGGCACAGCAACGATAAACATACCAAGCAACGAGGTTTGGCTCATAAAACAGATTAACATAACGAAAGGCGCGGACGTAACTGTAACAAGTATACAGATAGATGGAGAGACCATCCCAGACACCGCGTCTGTAGATCTGGAGGCGACCTATGGAGATCTAGTCATGGCCCAATCAAGTATACAGGCCTCTGGATCCAACGCGGGTGCAGCCGCCGAGGACCTGACTATTGAGGTTGTAGGTATAAAACTGGTGCCTGTTTCCGCCCCCTAATTTTTATAGTAAGGGTGATGCCACGTGTTTTCGATGCTGCATAAGGCGTTAGTGATAATCGCGAAGAACCCGGGTATTAATCATAGGCAACTTGCTATAAAACTCGGGACCAGCCAATCATACTTATCCGTCTTATCAAAAAATTTCGATCCAAAATTAATTAAGATTGAGCGGGTGGAGAAGAGTAAGTTGTATAGCCCCACACCGCTCGGGCTGGAAATCGCGATGCTACTCGATAAAGCAATAAAATTATATGGAGGTGGGATCTAATGGTGGAAGTAACACTTACAACGGCGTTTTGGGTTGCAATAGGGTTCCTAATCGGCCGCGCATTCTTCAAACAAATCGATTATTATGCACAAGAAACCTTTTGGTTCGATGGCCTACCGGAATGGCAAAAAATAATTGTGAAAGGCCTACTAGACTTTACACATCACTGGTGGGTCGGCCTAGCACTATATCTATATGCACCGATACCAGAGTTACAATGGGTAGGTATAGGTCTGTTTGTTAATGACTGGCCGGATATACCTAAGCGATTCAGAAAATACTTCCAATACCTATTTGAGCCGTTTATGGAGGAAGAGTAAAGATGCCTTACACAACTGTTGACAAAGTAAAAAAATATTCACAGGTCCAATACACAGACCTAGGGTTCGCAGACGACCCTAATTTCGAATCTTGGATAACCAATACACTAATCCCCGCGGCCGAGGGGTATGTAGACGCCTATTGCGGCCGAGACTTTAACCAAAACACCGTAACGGAAACTTATGATGGAAATGATAAAAACTATCTTTTCCTCAAACACTATCCAGTCTTATCAGTATCATCTGTAAAAGTAAGTGGCACAGCGATAAACAACAGCGATTATATCTGGAAGTCATCGGGGTTAATAAAACTAAAAGGAGACGCGAAGTTCCCCAAGGGTGTAGGGAACATCGAGGTTACATATACCTATGGCTACTCAAGCGTCCCAACCGCAATAGATGATGTTACGGCCCGGATCGCCGCAAGAATACTACAAATCATGGTACAGAACAAGATGGGGATATTGGTGCGTGTAGATGAGTTTAAGGTGCAGATCGCGGATTACCGCGTAATCACCGAGGACATCAAGGTGGTCCTGGAGAGATATAGGAAGGTGATCTAAAAATGAGTATGAAAACCAAATACAACACTATATGGGACTACCTATACAACCTATTCAAAAACGATGCAAATCTAAATGCCACAATAAAAACATTCACCAAGGCATTCGTCACCCGGCCACCCGATTATCCACTGCTCTCGGTCCTGCCATGGATCGACAAGTTCGAGTGGCGTGATATATCGAGTCACCAACCGACGTTTGGGTTTGAGATTTTGATTGTTACTAGTCAGCCTAGCCCCACTCAGTCTCTTGCGGAGGCGAATGACCTTAGTTGGGACGTATATAACCTGTTGATTTCGGATCTGGATCTCGGGGGGAATCTGTTGCAGCCCCTCGAGGTTGTTGAGCGAGAACAATTTCAAGATTTGAATGAGAGGACTGCAGGTGTCATCCTGCGTATTAGGTGTAAACCTAAGTAGATGGGCGCCTAGAGGATAAACCCCATGGGGTTTATCCGGGTAAGCCCCATGAACCGGGGAATTGGAGGTGAGAAAAATTGGCTAGATATTTGGGAATAGGAAAGGAGACAACATTTGGTACAGCGGTAGCCCCAACTAAATACATCGCCATAGTAAGCGAAAACATCGCGTTAGACAAGAGTATACTGTTGAGTGAAGACATACAGAGCAGACAAGTCTCCAGATGGAGAGAAGGAACAGAGAAAGTAGTCGGCGGATGGAGATACTACCCGCACTACGAGGACATTGGGGAGGTACTCCTCGGCCTACTCGGCTCAGTAGCAACCACACAGCCAGACGCAACCAACGCACCAAACACATACCAACACATCTTTACACCCGGAGACACGATACCAACATGGACAGTGGAGGTCGGGCTGGACTCAGTCACCGCCAAACAGGCAGTTGGAGTCGCCGTCGAGGCGTTACGCCTAGCACTACGGCCAGACTCACTGCTCGATGTAGATGTACGTGTACTAGGTAAGTCACTCGGCATCGCCACACTCGGCTCACCCTCATTCGGCTCCCTTGCACCCATCGCGTTTAGTGATGTATCGTCTATGTTTGTCGCCGGTTCAGCCGCGTCACTGATTGAGTTCGAGTTGAATGTCGCGAATAACATTAATGATGGGGTGTTTGTGCTTGGTTCTAGGCAGCTGGATAGGGTTGAGGTTGGTTATATTGAGGTGGCTGGGAGGTTCAGCCTCGCATTCGATAATACTACGCAGATGAATAAATTCCTGAGTGGCGATGAGTCTTCATTGCAGGTTAAGATCGAGGGCTCTGTGATCGAGTCAACATACAAATATACATTGCAGATTGATCTTGGCAGGATAGTCTATAACGCCGCCGAGGAGTTTATCGATAGGAGGGAACGGATAATCGAGAACGTCGAATTCATAGCATTAAAACCAGCGAACGATGACATACTGAAGTTTACATTGATAAACACGGAGACAGGGTACTAGATGTTAATCTAATGCTAATTACCTTAACGGTGAAAACAGATGGAGACAATAACAGTTAATAATAGGGAATACCGGGTGAAGCCGATTAAACCCGCGTTGCTCCCCTACCTACAACTATGGGGAGACCTAATGACCCGCCGACCAAAAACCGTCCAGGAGGCAGAGGAGATAAGCAGGGAAATCCAGGAACTACAAAACAAAATATTCGCCATGGCGGTAGAACCAACCCCGCCAGACGAGGACGCCATCGACGTCATAGCGGAACTATCAAGAATCATACTGGAGAAAACCACGCGGGGGAGGCGCGACGGCGGCACCTTTCGCCAGCCACCCACTCGCGGGGCACGTGGCTGACCTAAGTCTGTTGCTGCATAAATATCCAAGTGAGGTCTGGGGCTACAGTGAGGACCCCATCACAACTTTTTATTTTAATGTTACTTTTCTTGATGAGGTGAACCGTAGGCGGGAGAAGTATCGTCCTCGAGACATCAAGGGAGAGATAAAATCTATAAAGAGGAGGATCTTGCGTGATAAACGTAACATATGATATTCAAGATCTAATGCGTGTAATGCAGCGGTTAATAATCACTTACCCCGAGGCAGTCCACCTTACCCTCGACCAACTCGGGCGCCTCGGAGTAGAGAAGGCGAGGAGAAGACTGGAGGAACGGGGAAGCATAAGAACGGGGAGGCTCCATAGAAGCATAACATACAACACCGGAAAATGGAACCTAAACATCGGCACCAACGTCCCCTACGCACCCTATGTTGAGTATGGTACTCGGCCACACATTATTCGGCCACGGCGGGCACGCGCCCTCCGATTCATCATCGAAGACCAAGAAATATACGCAACGATAGTGCGTCACCCCGGCTCATGGGGCAGTAACCCCCCGCCCGCCAGGTTCTTGGGTTATGCCTTGGAAAATATTAGGAGGGAAGCGATTAGTGTGTTGAAGAATAATATATTGGAGAAGTGGAGGGTGGTTATTTAGATTCACTTAAATAATTATTCTGGAATTTGGTTTTTTATGAAAAAGGATTTGTTTGTTTGGTTTATCGTTTTTTTGGTAGGGTTGTTTATGGGGGTTGGATTAACATATTCACCCGAGGAGAACGGGGATTTGTGGGAGGCACAGTTGGAGGAAAAAGACAGGATTATAAGTGACCTCCAGAGACAAATTTCGCTTCTCCAAGCCGAAATTCAGAATCTAACTGACTACATCAGTTATTTAAAGAGTTTAATTCCGCCGGTGCGGGCTGGGGAATGGAGCCCCCTCAGGCAATTCACGGGCGGCGGGAGTGATTTTACCAGTGACTATTTCTATGTTACCGGGACAGACCTAAATATAACGTGGATCCTAACCCCAGAGAACTCTGGTTTCTTCGCGATAGCCTTATATTTATATCCGGAGGGGGAGGATTGGATAGAAATAATAGGCATTGAGACAAAACAAGGATATACATATATACATGGTTTAGAACCCGGATACTATTACATAAAAATTGAGTCTTTCAACATCGATCATTGGGAAATAACAATAGAAGAATGGATACCAGAAACCTAGCCATAATCAGCAAAACCATATTTACTATCAGCGTCATCATAGATGTAGGTGCCACTAGTTTTTGTCTTGACTGTGATGCTGTCACTCTGGGTAACCGGATCCGTAACAGTAACATATTTATTCAACTCAGTCCGCAACACATCAATATCCTTATGCTTAATTTTCCTGATCTCACTATAGAACTCCCGTAGAACCTGTTCGAGATACGCCTTCTCCGGACCAAGATCCAGTTCAACCGTTACATACTTGTTTACCCCACCCTCCAACTCTATCCTAACGGCTTTTACTAGATATTGGTTATTCACGTTAAACTTAGTGCTGTTTATAGTTATCATCTCACCCGGCCTAGGCACAGAAGCAGAATAAACAACTATAGAACCGAAATCACTCCTAATATTCTTACGCTCATTAAGAATCTGTGTAGCGAGGGTCCTTGCGGTACGCCTATCCTTTATACTCTCATCCCGCACAACAATCTCCCTGCCACCATACAAACTAACACTATCCTCATCACTAACCTTCACAATCACCGGCACACCATAATACGTTTTATACGCACCCGCCCCCGTCCCCACCGTCCAATTCACGCCATCCGTGGAATACGCATATTCACCACTAACACCATAATACCACCTGTAATAATTACTAGCATCCCCCGTAAGATCAAGAACAATCCAATACTTCTGCCCCGGAATCAACTGTGCAGAGGCGCTGGTCGGGTACCACCCCGCAGCACCGAGGTAGTTGCGGTTGTAGGTGAAGTAGACGAGTACCTCGCCGGTTGGCTCGCCATTGTTGTCCCTAACTATTTTGCCTGTTAGGTCTGGTGGTAAACCTATTTTTTCTAGGTATAGTGATATTTGCCGTAGGCCTCCTCTGTCGGGAGTGAAACTCGTTGCCAGGTAGTATTGGTTTGTTTGGTATGTGCCGCCCGTCACATCGGTTTGTATTTGGTCTTCGAAGTAGTCTTCGCTGCCAACTACATATACAATGTTTTTCAGTTCTTCGAGGGCTTGTATGAAGCCGACGCTGGGTTTAAAGTCTGTATCTGTAAAAACCAGCCCCGAGTCTCTGGATCCTTTTATTCTGAGGTTGATGTTGTTGTTGGTGTCTGGCTGGAGGTATGTTGCTGTTAGATCCATAATAGTTTTGAGGGCGTCATAGAGAGGGACATAATTAAAACTAATATTATCTAGAGTAATATCTGTTTCGTCGTATATGGGGGTCCAAGAAGTATACTTGGCTATTAGATCCTTGAAGATGTTTTCGGCCTGCCGGTATTGATATAATTCAGCCACTATCTTGTTTAGGGCTGTGGTGAAGAATTCTTCCCGGCCCTCCAGTCTAACCCTTTTCCTTAGGTTGCGGCCGATGATATTCTCGATTTTATCAACTACATATATATTGCGTGGTTGGCTTGGAGGGCTACTCGAATCTAAGTACAAAATAATTTTGTCTCCCGGGGAGATCTGGTTGAGTATATCCGTTTTTGCCTCGGCGCGAAACCTTATCAGATCCATACGTTCCTCTACGGTGAACTGGTGGAAGTAACTTGTTAGATCTATGGCACCGGGCGTCTTCTCTATCCGTATATAGTAGGTCATTTCTCTCTCCCCGGCTTAATAACTGCTTTGATGATCGGGACTGGTTTTATCCGGTACTTCGCCATTAACAAGAATATTACTAA